TACATTTTAACAACCACTCAGAATATGGCTCTCTACAAGATAGTCTATCTGCTAAATGATGTAAAACCATATCTCCTAAAAAAATTGCCACATGATTTAAAGTGGGATACATAATAGACATTAATAAAACATCTCCTTCTTCTAATGATTCGTCTGGCCTGAGTTCTCTAAAACCTGTTCGCCATGCGTAACTTTCAAATAATGGATCGAATAGAAACTCATCTGCTGTCATATTTCTTTCATAATCTTTTAAAACTATTCCTTTTTCTTTTTTATAATAATCAACAACTAAACTCCAACAATCGGTAACACCCCATACCCATTCTCTACCCAATAAAGGTGCTTCATAGCCTGTCGGTTCTAGGTATGCCCACTCTTCTGTTTTTGGATTAACAATATACCACGGTAATTTACTCTGCTCACAACTTACTTTATCTGCCTGACTAGGTTCTGGAGTAGATACGGGGTGGCTATGAATAATCGCAGTTATTTCACCAAGATTATCTGCTTTTACATAATCTTCTGGATTAAGAATAAAGTGTTGATGCGATGTTATTGCTAAATTTTCACAAGGATAATATCTTTCTTTTCCTCTAATATTTAAAAGTAATCCTACAGATTCTTTGGGGTCTTGGTCTTTCGCATGAACCAATGCTTTATCCTGCCAGCTCATTGAAAAAACGTACCAATAGCAGGAAATAACTTTCTAGTGCATTGTCTTTTTGGTATTCTTACGCCAGCTAAATCAAAAACTGCTGCTAATTCAAATTCAACAATTTCTCTGTTTTCTGTGGCTTTACGATCTATTGTGTAAATTTCTCTTGGAAACTCAGCATTAGGATCTGGCGTACCAAATGGATTATTTCCACTAAAATTTGCATTATCAATAAATCTTGCTAATGTTCTTACTCTTGCAACAGTAGCACCTGTTAAATCATTACCTGCGGTCACTACATTAACAGCATCAAAAAGTGTAGATATTGTTCCAAGTGCATTACTGACTATTAATTTTGGTCTAGGTAATTGACCTCTTTGAAAAGCAAAACCTTCAGCAATTATTGGGAATCTTTCGTATTTTTTACCTGCCCACTCTATATTTTGATTTGTATGATTTGTTCCAGCGTGAAATCTAAAGATATTAGTCTCATTATTACTAGGTGGAAAGCCTATATTTGTGCCATGTAAAGCTGTTTTTAATGTCACTATAAATAATTCAATAACAGAAGTAGGATTTATTTTAGATATATCATCAAAAATACTGCTATATGCCTCGTAAACAACAGAGCCATCATATACATTTGCACCAATAATATTTGTCCATGCAGGTTCACTAGAACCAGTTGTTCCTGCTGTAGTAACACGAAAAAACATTCCTGCAACTACGTTGGTAGGACAAACAATATCATTCAAACTTTTTGATGCAGTAGCAGTCCAAACAGTAGCAGCAGTCATGGTTCAAATACCTCTCTAAATGTTGCTTGTATTGTTGCTCTGTTTAAATATGGGATTGATTTAGACCAAGTTTCGCAGACAAATTTGGAGGAACTTGCTTCTCCTGGTGGAGTAAAATCAAAACTGGTAGTATCATTGGCTCTTGCATCAAGAAAATTTTCTATAGTGTCTGCATCTGTTTCCGATACTTCAAATGTAAAATTAAAAACTTTTGGATTTTGATGTTCTCTAAGTCCAAACAATATTCTATGTTCATATCCATCAGCGAAACGAACTGTTCTAGTATTTGGTGCGGATCTTTTTTGTTGCCCGTATTTTGGAGTAATCGAAGGAAAAGTAGCCATTATGCAAGTAAACCTCCAGGTCTTTTTTGTTGTACCAATTCAGATTGTATAGCAACAGATATAAGACGACCAAGTTCTCTACCTCTTTGCTCATCACCTTCAACTGAAGATCCAGAAGCATCTACATTTACAACTACGTTTGTAGATCCTCCAAGCTCATGGTTGGGAATTATGGTTCCTGCTCTATCAGGTACAAATAATTCTGGCCCTTTTTCTCCTACGATTGAAGCCTTACCTACAGGTGGCCTACCTCCATTTGCAAATCCAGGAATACCAATAGCTCCTAAGAAGGAGTTAACACCAAATTGTAAAAGTGATCTTTGAATTTGTGCAAATACACTACTCGCAACATCTCCAAGTGTTTTAGTTCCTTGTATTGCACCTTCTATTGCATCAACAAGACCTGTTTCTATGGTCGATGCAATACTACTATATAAATCTTTTACTTTTTCTGCATTTTCAACAAGTTTTTTTGCTTCATTATTTTCGTCAATAAGTTGTTTTATGTTTATTTCTCCATTTTTTATTTTTTCTAACTCTGCTTCTGAAG